GATGATTAGGGTCATAACCGGATTCATATGCCATTGTGTTCACCGTGGTTGAGGTTGTCCAGCGTAGAAAGACTGGGAAAATATGTGAGACTTAGTTCAGTTTTTTAACATCATTCTCAACACCTTCCATAGCTTTTATTAGTTCTTCACCCATTTGTTGTTGTGTAGTAGGTCTATCTTTTTTATATTCTCTAATGATCTTGGCAATATCTTCCCGTGCTTGTTGTACTCGTTCATCATTAACATTGGGATTCATAATGTGATTATCTACTATTAATAATTCTGTAAATTGGTAAAAATTCATGTTTATCTCCTTATTATTTAAAATCCAATCAATACATTTGGAGAGCCTTGGGCAACAAATGTACAACCTGCGATATAATCTCCTACTGAACCCGCTCCTCTAAAATTTACTCTTACAGTAAAAGCCCCTAGTGCAATAGGTGCTTTATGTAAACAACAAACAATACCACATTGTTTCAAATGAAATTGATTAAAATGACCTTGACAAGACCAAGGCCTAAAATTAACCCATACATTAGGTGAAGCCCCCCAGCGAAATGGTGGGGAGCAATGTACCATGTCTGCATCTCCAATTCTGCAAGCTGGAAACATATTTATCTCCTTATTCTATTGTACCGTCGTCTATCTGTTGAATAATACTTTTAATGGCCGTACTACCAAAAACATCTGTGTACATAAATTTATAATAATCATCTCGGAAATGACTTGATATATTCATAGCAAATATATACTTTTCCAGTAAAGCAGTAGCTGCATTAAACTCATTCGTATCATCCGTGATATGTGTCTGAAAATTTGCTTGATGAGAAACTACTAAAGCCGTGTATGGAGTTACCGTACCTGTTACAGCATTAATATCACTAATAATTGTTGAAGGTGATTCGTTGAACGGATTTGCTTGTACTCTAGTTAATACACCCAAACTGGCATATGTCGTAGGTATAGGATCCGTGTCTACATGAGCTTTAGCTGCAGCAATAGTATCATCTGCTGTAAACAAGGTACCGAATAGAAGAACTAGATAATTAATAAAAGTTTCACCAAATCGGTCTCTCAAATCTGTTATTGACATAACCGTTCCCATCAGGCCAAATAAATTAGGTTTTTCAATAGTACCTGGCACATCAAATCTTATTCCAGAGAGTAAATCCATATGGAGTTTGAAATTATCTACATCTACCGTACTGACAAATCCCTTTAAATTATTCATTGCTGTAATACAAGCTTGTGCAGCAGCTTCATAAGCAACAGCGGCACTATGTATAGCTTGCATATCAGAAAAAGTACCCCCTCCTGCAGTAAAACTTGTAGGCAAATTAAGAGAATTGGCAGCAAAGAAGGCTAATGTATTAGGTGATGATGCAAAACCTATTTCTGCAGCTGCAGTACCCCTATCTGAATTTAAAGCAGCGATTACAGTATCCATACGAGTAGTCATGGCAGTAATAGGTGCCTGTAACTTATTCTCGTAAGCAGTACCTGCTGTTATAAGAGCAACAATCTGTTTTTCACTTTCCTTAGCTGAATCTGTTATCAACTCATGGAAAGTGGGTGTTAATCCTGGTGTAAATGTTATGGCCATAATATCTCCTTAGATTTCATCTCCGAACTCATCAAATACTATTTCATCATCTCCATCTTCATCAAATAAAGTTGATGAAATAAAATCACCTGCTTCATCAAGAGACTCTGATATTCCATTTGCAATATCATCTATTAAACTTTGTTTCTCTCTTACTATCATTTCTCCTGTTGAAGTAACCCTAATAGCAGCACCTAATCCACCACCTGAAGCTACGATATTAGTTTGTAACAGACTTCTTGCTTCACCCAAATTTGTAGGTAATATAGATGTGATACCTGTTAATGGATCTGAAACAAAACTACTAACTGAACTAAATGATAAATTTCCTCTTGTAACATTTGAAAAATTACCTAGATTAAATGAAGCTAACTGTGATGTATTCAATCCAAATACAGTTTGTGGAGCAGCGAAACTAAACACTCCTAAATTAGGTGAAAAATTAGCTAAAGCTCTTAAATTACCTGAGGCATCTTTAACAACATTAGGTATACCAAAATCTACAAAATTACAAGGATCAAATGTACCACTAAAGCCAAGTGCTGAATTGGCCAGATTAGTTAAATCAATATTTGCATAACCTGCTAGTCCTGTTATATCTCCAAAATCTTCTAATATTCCTGTAAGAGTACCAACACCTGCATTAACAAAATTAGAAAATTGATCTCTTAAACCCGTTAAAGTAGAACCCAAAGGAATTGCAGGTAAAACAAAATTCATCAATCCCTGTATTGATGTTAGCTGTGGAATTAATTGAGCAGCGGTTGCCGCGATTCCAACAATAGGAACCCCTGTCAATCCAGCAAGAGCCCTAAAAGCTGTTGCACTTGCTTGAAATTGTACACCTAAATTACTTACATTTACACTTATACCACAACTTGCCATATCGTAATCCTTAGTTCAAAAGTATTAACGGCGCTCTTACTGAGAATATACCGCCTACTAAATGAGATTCAGCTAAACCTGTAACAAAAGTCGATGCAAGAGTAACATTTAAATTATATGTACTCTGTGATGTTTGTATCATAGGACCTGTAGAATACGCCTGCCAAGTTAAACCGGCATACTGATTGATAATACCTGCCGTGGCGAGACTCAAAGTTCCCAATGAATTTATGTCCATTGTTGTAGCTGCAAAATACCTAGAACCTAAAGTACTCGCTTGAGTAATATCGGCTAAAGAATAAAGATCATAACTACCCGTAACAATAGTTGTGTCCGTACCACTAATTTTTATTTCTTCATTTCCACCTATTGTCAAGAAATCATTTGAACCAACAGATAAAGAATGTGAACCATTAACAACTTCCGTACTATCTGTTCCAACTGATTTAACATCATTACCAGCAATCTTTGTTCTCATATCACCATGAACATTTAAATGGTAGTTACCCAAAACTTCATGCACCATTGTTCCTTGTACTTGTAATCTACAATCACCCATTATAGTTACTTCACAATCACCATTAACAAGTACGCGTTTTTCCTTAGCTACAATCTCGTAATCACTACCAACAACCTTAACAACTTTTGATCCATCTGGTTGTACTTCTTCAAATGTTCCAGCTTTATGATACCTATGTAATCTCTCTGCACCCGGTGTATCATCCCATTCTTCTACATGACCTGACTCAGATTGTCTAACATGATTGTAAGGATATTTTGAAGAAGTTTTACCATAAGGTTCTCCGTCAGGTAATTTACCCGGAGTTAAATACTCAGTTGCACTATCTTTTGTTCCCCCATATCTTGGATTAGGTTCATTCCAATAATCAAAATCATAATAATCTCCTTCATTAGCAATAATCAGACTTAGTGCATCTGTACCTTGTAAATCACCTGCTACAGCTTTAGGTACACCTGTTTGTCTAGTCTTTCTTTTCCATATTAAAGATGCATGATTCTCACCATTCTTTGAACCAACTGGCATTTTTCCTATACCTCTTGCCAGTCTATTTGTATCTGGTTCATTAAGATGAGTTTGTAGAGGATACAATCCAACAGGATCATTAAACCCTAATTTTGGATCAGCTGGTTCTTGTGGTCTACCTCCAAAGGTTCCTATAAAAACAGGTTCTTGTGCGTCTTTACCATCCCTAAAAAATCCAAAACACCAAGTACCTCGAACAGGACCTATAGGAGTCGTACCAACACCACTCATAGCAGCTGAAGTAATAGGTTGCATAGGTGTAGCCCATGGAAGATCAGCTGTAGGAATAAGTTTTTTATCGTCTGTATGATAACCGACAATTCTTACTCTACAACGACCCAACTTTAATGGATCATCACGATCTTCAACAACACCTTGCCACCAAACAAATTCACCATATATCATCTTCGAGTCCCCGCTGTTTCTTTCAAAGCTTTTAAATGTCCAACATCTGGTGCTGGTTTTTCTAAACCATCTTTTCTCATTTCAATAACCATTTTATATTCTGCGTTACCTTTATTTAAACTAATAACATGACGAATTTTTGTAACTAAAAATCTACCTGATAAAACTTCATCTATAGGATCACCTGATCCTACATAACCTTGTGCGGCACGAATTAAAACCTCGACTATCATTCCCAAACGTATAAAAGATTTTCCTCCACATTCTACCTCTAAAACAGTTCCATTCATTTGTTGCATATGTTGCGCTCTTTGTAATTTCCAATCCTCAACTCTATTATCATAAGGAATTGTGGGACCGATCAATTTTGGACTTCTTGCTCCAAGCAAATCTTTATGTTTTGGATAAAATGAAATATCACTATCATACAAAGCAGAAGTACGAGTATCTTCTGGATCAAACTTAAACTGAAAACCTTTAGCAAAAGGTCCTAATGAAACATTTGTTTCTGAAGCTCGAAAATCTTGTTCTGAATTATTATATGGTGGAAATTGACCACAATGATTTATATGAAACCATTGATTATATCCATCATAATGATACATTCTAAGTTTTTTTGTAACTATATCATGTGTTAATAACTTTGATGCATACTGACCTTGATTAATATTTTCAACTCTTTTAAATTGATTCACTATCGTAATACTATCTGCTTTCACAACATTTTCATTGGCTAAAGATTCAATCTTATGAATATCTTGATCTCTTGGAGCAGTAAGAAAAGTTAATACAGGTTCTGCACTCATTAATCTATGTAAAGATTTAAAATATGTATCTTGCATTGTCTGAAAATATAAAAAATTTACAGCATTAGCATCATTAGCAATAGTTCTTCTACATAAAAAATTTATAGCTTGAAAAGGACTCCAATTCGGAATAACACAAGGTTCAATTTTATTTGTCTTTTCTGTGATAAGAATATTACCATCGTCTAAATGATTATCATAAATATCTTCAACAATCTCAGAAGCAGATTTATTTTTGTATGATTTACTAACACGACTACAAATATTATTCATGTACTGTTCAGAAACTAACTCAAGTACAAATCTTTGACTCTGTGGACTTCTATAATCTCTATCGTGAATACGGGTAACATGAAAATACATAGGATCAATTGCAGCTTCATCAATATCTTTAGCAGTAGGTGTGTATATTGTAATATCAAGACGTTCTTCACCAAGAATGGGTAATTTATTAGGTAAGTCCCATGCATCGACAAGAACCAATGTACCTTTCATTGTCTTATCAAAAATATTTTCGTAAATATTTAGTTCTTCAAGATGAGGTGTTAAATCGTAACCTTTATCAAAATTAGCTGAATAAATTAAAATTTTCTCAATATCAACATCAGTTACACTTTGTTGTAATTGTGCCATACTAAATCCTTTTTAAAGTCCAATTTGCCGCGCGAAAGAAGGTACTAATAATTCTTTAAATTCTTTTACAACCGCAGGTACATATTGTGGTTGAAGAATATTAATAGGTCTTAATGCATCATTTAATCTTTCTTCATATAAAAAATTACTTACAATGGTTGCACCTGGTGCATTTGAATCAACTTCATGTTTATCTGCGTTTTCAAAATGATGTTTCTCATTTTCATTACCAGCTCCGTACTTTTTCGTAATAAATTTATTTAGATCAAACTGTGTTAAAGGAAAATCATAATAAGGATTTGATATTGAAACTCCATTTGCATATGCAATAATCCAATGTAGTTCTGAATCACCATAATATTCATATGCTAAAGTATCTAATCTTTCTCCATCTTGTATAATATGTTTTTGAAAATATCCTGTAGCTTGTAACAAATCTTGTTGACTTGTATCAGGATTATCAAAAGCACTAGCTTTTAATAAAACTCGTGCCATGATATTTGTAACAATATCGCTTGGTGATCTACTTTCTAAACCACGAACATCATAAAATATTTTTGGAAAACTAGAAAAATATGCCATTTATTGATTATCTCCTGAACCTGTAATTCCAAAAGCAGTTCTGTTAGCTTCTTCATTAGTTACTAAATTACCTTTACTATTACTAGCATTAAAACCAGGTTCATCTCTAATATCTCCGGCAGTAACAAGTTCGGTTTCAAGAAATGACAACCCTAATGTTAAGGCAATAGGCGCACCTCTTTCATAAGCAGACCATACACTTTGAGGTGTATAATTCGTTTCAACATTTGTACAAACACAAGGTCGTAACATAGGTAAATGTACATTTTTTGTCCAACTAGAACTACCAAAATCTGGTGCAGTTTTGTCAGCTGGTATTTGATCTGTTGTTCTTGTTAAAAAGTCAATATCAAATTCCATAGGATAATTCATAAAAGCTCTACCAAAAGTTCCTTCCCATGAAGGTCTCGAATGCATTCTAAATAATTTAATAATTTTAAAACAAGTTTCAATTTCATCAGGATCTCTTGGTCTTAATGTAAAATCAAATTTAAATTGACGAAAACCTATTCCCGAAAACATCATTTCTAAAAAAGGATTTTGTGAAACTCTAAATGCAGAATCAGCTGCTCTCTGTACTGCACCACCTGCAAGTCCAGCACCTACTGCTCCCACAACTCCACCTACAACTCCAGTTAATTTTGCCGCGGCCGCACCAACACCTGCAGCAAGTAAATTACCAGCATTACCTACTGCACCTGAACCAATTAATTCATTAGTAGTTATACCTTCTGCACCTAAAGCAGTTCTTGCTATTTGACCAACTGCACCCAAATCTTGTCCACCCCAAGATGCTTCTTCACTTAATACAACTTGATTAGGCATGTTCAAATAAATATTACCTAACTCAGTTCTTTGCCGTGCTGCATCAGAAACTTGTTGGGCTCTACTGCGTGTGAGATTACTACTAATCTGTCTACCAGCACCAAAAGCACTTGATACTATATTAGAACTAGATATCCTTTCCAAAACAGAAAGTTCGGAGTCTCGGAGAGATCCAGCGTTTTTTAAACTGTCAATAAATGAAGCACTATTTTCCTGTTTTTGTTTTTCACTTGATGTAGTATCCCTGACTGTTAAAAATTCTGCTGCCTGTTCGCCAACAGCTTTTTTTAAATTTGAACCTCTATTCCATGCTATACCAAAACGCATACATTCTTGATAGGGAGAAAAAGTTTCTGTCCTAATCTTTGGATCGGCGTCTGAAGGGAATACTAATTGATCGAATTTACTAGGTTGATAATTTTCCATTTATACTGTCCTTGATCTTATTTGTGATTGATACCAAATCTTTCTTGCAGCAATACGACTACCTGTTTTTGTTTTAAATCTTTCTGTTGGAACTTGAATAGCTATCTCCCAATCTAATGGATGAACTAATATAACTTTAGATTGAATTTGATATGGGCTATATTGTCTATATATAACCTTTGCATATCTAAATCTTCTATTATTAGCTATCTTAGCTTTAAATCTTTTTGCATATAGTTTAGAACGATTTGGATTTTCTAATTTATTATCCTTTAAATACTCATATATCAAACCAAGTAAAACAAATCTTAATTTAGGACTTAAATAATGAAAATTAATTCCTTCAAAGTTATTAGCATCTTCTTGTAATAAAAAAATTAAAGGAAATTCATCAAAAACTTCTCCACGATTTCTAGGATCCTCAGCTTTATAACGAAAGAAATACATTCTACCCAATTTCATATCACTTGCTCTTATACCACCTGTTCTTAACATTTCTAATGATCTATAATTAATTCCTTGCTCAAGAGCATAATCACGATAAAACTCTCTTGCAATTTCATTCCGATCTAACATACCTTCAAGCTTAGCTTGTTTATGTACTTTTTGAAAGAAAGATTCTTGGGTTAAAAAATCAATATGTTGTTTTAAATTTTTCTCTGCTCTTTTATTAACAGCATCAGCGGTCAAGCCAAGATCACGAAATCCTGCTGTAGTCCATACTCGACCTAAACGCTTTTGTTGTGATGTTGCTGCTTCAAAAGATGGTACTCGTTTTCCTTTTACTGTTTGTATTATTAACTTAGGAAATCCAATCGGTACTAACAATTGGTTATATAATCCAGTTTCTCTTTTTGTAAACTTTATTACAACTCTTTGAACAGCTTTAAGATTTCCAATCTCACCAACTGTTTTAATCTTACCTGAAGATAATCCGAGAAACACTTGTGTCAAAAATAATTTAGCAATTCTCATTCCAGAAAATTTAGCCATTCCATCTAATTGCTTTTTATCTACAAGATTCCAACGACCCTGTGGAAGTATTTGTTTATCTTTTACTGCTTTGCTGTCTGCCATTTTTCTTGTATTTATAAGATTTAGTAGGAATATCCAACTCTTTTTCTGTTATTATTATAAATTGCATACCACGTTTTTCTGCCCATTTTCGAGCAGCTTTCCATTTACTTTGATTAATGATAAATCTTTTCAAGTCATTTTTATACTTAACAGAAATTCTTTTTCTTTGTTTAGGTGGCCGACATTGACTGGCCGGTTTAACCTCAATTAAATACTTCTTAATCTCACCTTCAGGATTTTTTATCTTAACATAAAAATCAACAAAATATCTTCTAGTTTTTTTCTCAATCTGATTATAATATGGAATAATAACATTTTCAGATCCCCATTCTAAAACAGCTGGGTGTCTGTCGAGATACTTCATATATTTGAGTTCCCAAGAGGATCTGTACACAACTTCTTGCAAATCTGCTACATATTTTGCTTTATTATGTACTTTATATTTGCCAACATGCTTCTGAAAATTCATAGTCGAGGTATAAATATATAGAGTCGAAAGTATTTATACGGAGAGAATAGATGGCATTCAATATACACGACATAAAAGCAAAAATCAGACAAGGTTATGCGAAACCGAATCAATTCAAAGTAACTATAACACAACCTTTTCAGATTGGTCTGGATAGAGAGAGAATGGAATTATTAGAATTAAATTGTTTCCAAGCTCAAATCCCGGGACACAATATAGCTACAACCGAAAAAGATATAGGATTTCGTTCAGTTGCATATCAAAAACTTTATGCTGATATTATTTTAGGTTTTTATTGTACTGATGGTTTGTCTGAATTAAAGTTCTTTACCGATTGGATTGAAGCAATAGTAAGTCCACAAAATAATCATTATAATTATTACAAAAATTATGTAACAAGAGTTGATATTCAACATCTTAATAAACAACAAAAAGAAAATATGAGATGGCAATTATTTGATGCCTACCCAAAACAAGTAGATCCAATATCATTAGACTATGGCACAACAGATACAGTAATGCAATTTAATGTTACAATGACATATAGACATTTTGAAGTTGATATGCGAGGGGATGCTACTAATCATAATCAATCAAAAACAAAAGCAGAAAGATATGCAACAGATGTACTAGGTCAAAAAGGTTATGAGTTTGTTGATGAAACTACAGGTCGATTTATACCGAATCCAAACACAGGAACATTTAGTAATGCAAGACGATTAGGGGAGGTTTATAAACCTTAGTATAATAAAATTAATATCATTTTATATAAAGGAGTGAAATGAAATGGGATTACCAACAATTACAGTACCACAGTATGTATTAAATTTACCTTCTACAAACAAGGAATTAAAATATAGACCTTTTCTTGTTAAAGAAGAAAAAATTCTTTTAATAGCATTAGAAACTGAAAATGAAAGAGAAATTATAAATGCTATAAAAGAAATTGTTGCAAGTTGTATTTATGGTGATGTAAATATAAATGAAATGCCTACTTTCGATATAGAATATATCTTTTTACAATTAAGAGCTAAATCAAAGGGTGAAATTATTGATTTAAGATATGAATGTCCAAAATGTAAAGCAGAAATAAAAGTTAATGTTGATATAAACGATATTCAAGTTACTAAATTTCCAGAGCATGATAAAAAGATTTCATTTAATGAAGAAATAGGAGTTATAATGAAATACCCTACTTTAGATACACAGGGAGACACCTTTGACATGGGTAAAGAAGGCAAACAAGTAGAAGGTATCTTTAATCTAGTAGCATCATCAATAGATTTAATATATGATAAAGAAAATACATATCCTGTAAAAGATCATACAAAAGAAGAATTAGATAATTTTATAAACTCTTTAACAGATCCTCAATTTCAAAAAATGACTAAATTCTTCGATACAATGCCTGTTTTAAAACATGAAGTTAAAATGAAATGTCCAGGTCCTAAACCAACTAAAAAAGGACAAAAAAAGAAAACTTGTGATTATGTAGAAGAACAAACACTCTCGGGGCTACAAAGTTTTTTCGTATAGCTCTTTGTTATGAAACATTGGCGAATCTATTGACAACCAACTTCGCCTTAATGCAACACCACAAATATTCATTATCTGAATTAGACAATATGATACCTTGGGAAAGAGAAGTTTATTTAGAATTATTAATGCAATTTATATCAGAACAAAACGCTAAAGCAAAAGAACAACAAAGAGGAAAGTAAATGCCAGAAAAACCCACAAAAGTAGAAGTTGGTTACTTTAGTAAAAAATCTTTAGATCAACTTAAAAAAACCTTTGCACCTTCAATGGAATCTATATTTGAAGCAAGAAAGAAGGCTGCTCTAGGTGGCGGTAGTGATACCAGTAGTTCAAAAGGAATTAGTGGTGGTGGAGCTGGTTGGTTTGGAGTATTAAAAAGAATGGGTATTTTACTT